CGCATTCGTCACTGTCTGCGATGCGCGCGCGATGCTCAAGCCGGCACCAAACGCCACCGGCACCTCATACCCTATCAGCTTGAGCGCACCGTGCATTGTCAGTCGCTGCACGCCCTTTCGGTCCGTGTAGCTGTCCTGATCCCCGTTGATCACCTCATCGAGTTTCCCCGCATTGAAAAGCAGGTCAACAGGTGATTCGCTGGGTACTGGTTTCGTCGTTGGCATGCTCAATCGGCCTCATACATACTGGCATCGTATTGAGTCAATGCTAGGGACACCTCACCGCCTTGGGTTGGTTGAACCTCTGTCACCGAATAGAGTCCTGACGCCTCCATCTCGGCGCCCGATAGACCGACAGAGAAGGCGTAGCGACTGCCGCATTGCCTGCCCGCATCAGCTGAGTACAGTCCGACCGGCACGGATGCGATGGACAACCCTGATGGGGTTGGCGTGCACACAACTGGCGCACCAAGGTGAGCCCCATCTTGGCCCGTGAACAGCACGCGCCCAGTGGTGGCACCCTTCCAGTCGAGCGGCTCACTTGTCTTGATCGTGGTGCCGTTGATGGCCAGCACTTCTCCGGCCTGAAGCCCATCGTCACCGGCAAAATCGTTCGGATCTATCCAGCGCACGATAGACAGGATGCCCAGCGATGCCCCATCAGAAAGCGCCGTGTCCCTGACGACAATGCGTTGATAGAGCAGGCGGCGCGCCTCAAGCTGCGCCCGGTTCTCTGCCTGGGCCTGGGTTGTGCAGCCTGGTAGGCGGATCTTCTTGGGGTTGCCGCTTGTGCCAGGCACAGGAGAGCCGCTTCCTATGTTGAGCCGAACATACGCCTTCTTGCTTTGCCCCACCTCATCCACGTACTCAATCTCTACGCCGTCATTGGTGGCTGGCAAGTGCGCCGAATACGATATGACCGAATCGCCTGATGCGGCAAGATTTCGGTAGTCGAGTTGCAATTCTGGGTATGGCCTGGCCTGGTCGCGCGTGACCGTCCATTGGGTGCCGTTGCGCCACACAACGCACCGTGCATTGTTGGCCACCATCTGCAAGCGCTCGCCGAGGCTCATGTCCGCGTCATCGATCGAGCAATCAAAGCGCAGGAGTGTGGAGCTCTCACCAAGGTCCGCATTGATGGCCGCCAGGGCTGCCACGTCGAGGCCGCTGATGTCGTTGCCGGATATCGACCAGATGTGCGCCATGGTTCGCGCGAAGTTGCGCGATGCGCTCACGGCCGGGCTGGTCAGTGTGCGCACGTGGCGCTGCCAGCGCACGTTGAATTTGCGATCGCTGAAGCCAGTCGCCTCTGCCGTTGCCTTTGTTGTCAACCTGATCACTGTCACGCCTGGCAGAACCTTCTCGGCGTAATAGCGTACGGCATACACCTCTTCCAGCTTTGCAACGTCAGCGCTACCATCTCCGATCACGACGTTTCTTCGTGAGAACTCAATCCGATAGTTTCCAGATCCCGCAGAAGGCGTTACCTCCTTGGTATAGAAGCGCTGATCGTATGTATCGGCAACATAGGAATCGTCTTGATACTGCCTAGTTCCGCCTATTTCAATTCCGAGCGCATCTACCTTCCACCACTCGGCGCGGATCGTTACCGTTCCCTTGAGTCCCCTTAGGAACACGGTATTCCAGCGAATGCGAGAGCATGTCACTGGTAGCGTAAACGGACCCTGAATATCGTAGTAGTCACCAACAGGCGTGATCGTGAATGCGATCCCAGATCCTGAGGCAGATGAGCCCCAAGCTGTTGAGCTCAATGTGAATATGCAGTTGCCTGATGCGACTGCGTAAGACAGCACCGTGCATGTCTGTGAGAAGGAAGTCGGACCAGGCGTGTATGAGAACGCAACCGTTGCGGTTCCAGCTGGGGCCCTGCTTTTGAGTTGTGCAAGGCTTGTGCTATCTGGAACTGTGATCGTGAATGTGGTCGCACCTGATGCCGCTGAAAAGCTGCCAGTCGGAGTGATTGCCGAGCAAGTCACCAAGGGCGGCATCTCTTGACCATTGACATCGTCGCTGGAAAATGTTTCCAGCACACCGCTTATTGATGTATCACCGTCTTCAGGATATCCAGACAAATAAGTTGGCTCGAATATCTCATAGCTTGCGCCAGCAATGTCTGTGATTGGTGTCTCCGAATACCTTACATCCGATACGTCGCCCTTTCCTCGGCTGATGCAAAGCCATTCCGTCACATACTTGATGTGGTCAATGTATTCAACCGTGGTTGGCTGAATCAGATCAGGCCAAACGCGCCGATATCCATAAACATCAGGGATAGCCTGATATGCACGAGCAACATTACTTTGAGATGTGAGCGAATTGTTCGGGCTGTCCTTGCTGACGTTTGATGGGGCTTGGGCAGCCACCTGAGGGACTGGCATAACCTGCTGAGCCACGTACCCGCCAAGGATCCCGTAGCTCAACGTGTTGATGATCCCACCAGACGGACGCCTGATGATCGTGACCGCATCCGACTCAACAGGAAGGCGATCGAGGCAAGCGCAAGCGAGTGGGTCGACTTTGACTCCGTTGATCAGCAAGTCGCATTCATATCCGCTCGCCATGTGGCGCTCGATGTTCTCCTGAATGGTCTTCGATGTATCCAGAGCAAAGCGATGTCTGCCACTGATGCCGGCCGGGTCAAACAGAATTGTCAGCATGGCGCGTACCGGTAAAAGCGAGAAGTTCCGTATGCCCGCTCCATCACGTCAAGGCGCGTCACTCTTACGCTGCCTCCAGCCTCACAGGAGCCTTCTGCATGCAGCACGCTCTTTTCGGTGATCAGCATGCCGACGTGATGCGGCACACCATCTCGCCAAGCCATCCACATGGTTGCACCAGCCTCTGGACCGCATTCCTTCCAGCATGTTGACTCCGCAAAGCCATTGGCCACATCCGTGTGTGGAACGCTACCAAGATCGACCCCCATCACCTCTTTGAAAAAGAGGATCACCAGGCCGTAGCAGTCGCAAGCCTGCCAGTCTGAGCGCCAGCGCACCCAAGGCAATCCAACCGCACGCGCGGCAAACTGTTCTGCTGTCATCAAGCTCATGAGGCCTGATGCTAGGGAGTCAGATCAGCTCAAGCCCCGTAAACACGTCAGGCGTGTAGATGGGCGCCACTTGGCGCCTCATTGGGTTGTCATCGGATGCCCTGACGGTCACGGAATCACGCGAGAAGCTGACGCCGCCGTCCTCCCCCACGTAGAAGCGCCAAACCACTTGGGCGCCCGACGTGACACCCAGGTAAACGGAGTACAGGACCGAGATCGGCGCGCGCGATCCTGACGCCTGGATGAGGGCGAGTTGCCGCTTGAACTCACGCCCGACGACCTGGCGCGGGAAGTTCAAAGACAGCTTTGGCTGCGCCCCGCCCTTTTGCTCTGGTGGGCTGATTGACATGGCAGTAGGCGCGTGCACATGGCCGTCGAGCGTGACCGGATCGAACTGGTTCGCCACCAGGCGGAACGGACCATCAAACGATGGGTGGTCGAACACGATCGCGTGATACTCGGCGAGCGGGCTCTTGGTGGCCCAAAACGTTTTCTTGTCCATCACGCACCCGGCAAAGATTCGGTTACAGCAAGATCCAGCAACTCACCCCATTCCCACCACGCCGGGAGTCCCGCGATCAGCTCCGCCGCATCGGCAAATTCTGATGGAATGACCTGAGCCCTGGCCATTACGGTGGCCGTGTAGCCGAAGGTGTCGCCATCCTCAGTTGTTGGAAGCAGGCTGTCAGGCAAGAACCGGCAGGTGTGCGTGATCTGCCCGAACTCAGTTCGTATCGGCATGGTGAACTCGAGCACGCCACGCTGGATGACAGAAGTGAACCAAAGCTGAAAGGCGATCGCCTCCAGCCTGGTGAATCGAAAGGCCACATCCCAAATGACTGGCGTGTCTGTCCCTGTGGCCTGTGCATAGCCATAGCCTCGCCTTGGCTCTGACATCCTGAAAGCGGCTGGCTGGCTGCGGCTCTTTTGTGTCCTCAGGATGGTGCGAAAGTGAGCGGGATAGGCGGGTGTCGTCATAGTCGACCT